GGCGTTTCGAAGGTGTATACCTTCGTGCGCTTAAGCATACCCGTGCCAGGCACGGCCCAAGCGTCGCTTTCTGTCATTGGAGAGAATCCCAATGCTAGCTCGCGAAGCTGGTCCCGACCGTAGTGTAGTATCACCACACCGCGGGGAGTACGCTTTGGTTCGTGCCACCTAGGTCCCTCCCGGGATTCTACGGTGTACGTCGCGATGGCTTTCGCAAGGAGGAATCGATGCGGGAGGAACTCTTCCCGCCTCTTTCCCACGCCCACGTAGCGCTTCCGCAAGTCACTTTTTAACCGTTTGACGCTGTGCGTCCAGGTCTCGAAGTGACAACCGACCCAACCATCCTTCTTCCTCTGATCCTTGAGCTGGGTGCCAACCCAGTCCGAAGTGTGGAGGTGCCCGTCACCGAAGCCAGCTGGCCCGGTGGTGGCGATGGAGGGGTGTATTACTTCCCTGCAAACCCTTGCAATACCAGGGTGCTTCTTGCAGAAGAAGTTATGTAGTCGAAAGAAATCTGCCCCTGTGAGGGGGCCATCGACATACAGGGGGCGCACATTGGTACCGGAGATATAATCTGCTCCGCAACTCTCTCGGAATCGCCCGGTCCAGAAGCTCTTGCTCTGGTTAACGGTGAAGCCGAGTTCCCCGAGTGTGTCGGCAACACACCCGGCTATGCCTGAGTCCACGATGATGTCATCACCATAGACAAGGACACGGTTACGGTCGGGGCGAAGAATTTCAACGCAGGAGGAGGTGATGGCCCAAAAGACCATCGTTTCCAACGGGAAGGTAAACCCGTTACCCATGCCTGCGATCTTCGCACAGTTGACACGTTCATTACCAATCTTTACATCGGCAACTCGTAGTTGAGAAAGGAGTTCGAACCACTGTTCAGGGAACAGATGTTCAATCAGCTTCCAAGCTACTGTGTCTGACGCAGATGAGAGGTCTAGGGTTGCTAAAGCCCCAGAGATCGATCCGTACATCGCGGCGCGTTGGTTTGCGCTTTGATCACGGATATCGATACCGACTAAGCGTAAAGCTTTTGCCAGTCGGTCCCCAACACCAAGCTGCCAAGCCGAGTTAAGGCTTGGCTGACTCTCC